CGTGATCTGGTAGTAGGCACCAACGTCCCCGGCGGTAAACCAGTTTGCGGATGCGATCAGCTGGGCGGGTGTTGCGCCGGCTGCGGGCTGCACGCGCATGGTCAGGCTGGTGACGTTCTCGTCCCGCATTGCCGGCCAGCGCCATGCGAATGGCGCAAAGGTCCATGATGCGTCCGTGATCCTGCGGAGTTCATGCACCGGGAGTTCCGGGTGGACGAAAAAGACGAGGTCATTGACCTGCGTGAACTGCACGGTGGCGGCCTGTTCCTCGGCCCATGGCGCGGCAAGTTCGACATCCAGCCGGGTGCCGTCCTTCCACACCCGGAGATACTGGTGCCCGAGTTCGAGCATGTACCTGTCTGCGGCGGATGCGGCAAATGGAATGAGGCGGGCGCGGCGGTCTGGGAACTTGGCGGGTCCAAGGTGCATCATGCCCGGACGGCGGCGTGTCCCGCCCAGCGGGCGCGGCACGGCGTTCCGCAGTAGGCGTGCGCCCTTCCGCAGCTTTTCGAGGTCGTAACGGCCCGCAAGCTCTGGCGTCAGTTCTCCGGCATTCCACGCATTGGTCAGCAGGTTCATGCGATTGAGGAAACCACGAACTCCCCGTCCACGATTGCCACCTGCCTGCCCTGCGCGGCGAGTTTGTCCTGGAATGATCGGACATCGACTGGCACATATGCGCTAGGAACTCCAGAGTCGGATAGCTGAATAGCCGTAGTGGCGAGTGCCTGATTGACTGCTGCGCCGCTGACCGCGTGCGCCTCAAAGAGTTTACTAATGTCCGCCATCGTCTGGCTGTTGAGCCAGTCGGTCAGCTTGGCATTGTCTAGGGCGAGCAATTCGGAACTCATCTGGTTCATCTGGCTGGCAGCGGTAACGAGAAAGCTGAAAGCTGCCTGCGTTCTTGCGAGCAGGTCAACAGACGTTATTTGCGCGGGTGGGATAAGAGGCATAAAATCAGGAAGTCGGAGCCACGATTCGCATATAATGGACGGTCAGTCTGACGGCTCCGGCGGTGAAGTTTCCGCCGTTTGCAGTGCACACCACGTTGGTGGCTGTCGCGTACACTTTCGGAGCGATTACTAGGTTTGACGTACTCCCAAGTGCGACCGGGACAGCGCTGGCAAACAGGTTCGCCGTCGTGCCGTCGCCAATATCAAACGAGGTTGCGCCAGTTATGGCAGTAATTACGCGACAGGATACGCCGATGACAATGCAGTTTGCCGGAATCAGAGCAGTAGCAGTTCGCGTGGCTCCCGTGAATCCTGTCAGTGGCGTTGACGCCTGCCCGAATACGTTGCTTTGCCCGTTGGCTCCGGTGTTGAAAGCGTCTCCGCCGTAAAGCCTGCTTTGCGTCGTGCTGGGCGTGCCGATGACGGTTGTATTCTGCCCGTCCCCAACAGCACTGGCTCCGATGACGATCTGATTGTTCGTGGCGTCCAATGGGCGCACATCATACCCGATAAGCACATTGTTACTTGCCCCTGTCCAGTTGGAACCAGTCCCAGCGCCCATAGTGCGCCCCGCAAGACTCCCGACAATGGTATTGTTGACACCAGTTGAAGCAGTCAACGCCACAAATGTGCCGATTCCTACATTGTGCGTTTGGGTTGTGATGCCGTTAAATACTCCATACCCGATTCCAATGTTATTTCCTCCGGTAGTGACATTACCAAGAGCAGTGTAGCCAACACCCACGCAGTTGCCTGCTGTAGTCAATGCCTGCAATGCCCTGGTGCCAACAGCAACAGTGTCCTGCGCTGTTGTTGCCCCTAGCATTGCTAGATTACCAATGGCTGTATTTGATCCACCTACAGTAGTTGAAACAGTTGCGGTAAATCCAGTGACTCCACCAATTGCGGCAGACGAACAGGAAAGCACTGTGTTTGGTGCTGTAAATCCAGTGCCGCGAGTAATAATCGTAATTGCGGTTACAGCTCCGCTTGTTACCGTTATATCTACCGTTGGGTAGGTTGTTGCCGTTGGTCCACTGACATAGGTCAGCTGCACGCCGTTGTATATGGTCGGCCCTGTAACTCCACCGCTGCCCGCTGTGGTGATTGCTATCGTTGCCGCTCCTCGCGTAGAGACAGCAAGAGCAGATGCACCCACTGCTGTGCTTGAATTAATTGGATCATTCCCCCGTCCAACCCGCACGCCATTGAAAAACGAATCCGCGCCCGCATATAGCGCTCCACCAATGCCAACGCCGCCAGTGACGACCAGTGCGCCTGTGCCCGTGCTGGTTGATGCCGTACTGCCTGTAATTGCGCCTGTTACGGCAGAAATGGAAGTCAGTCCTGAGATGGTGCCGCCTGTGATGCTGACAGCATTAGCCGCCTGCTGTGACATGCTGCCGGAAACGTCCGCAGCCGTTACGATGATGGCTCCGTTGTTGGCATTGACTCGCTCAACGATAGCAATGGACTGAGCCCGCACGGATGGCGCGGTTGCCGTTAGCCCGCCTCCACTGGCAACGTAAAGCGGAGCGTTGACGGAATACGCTGCCGTGTTGAAGTTTTCAATGGTGCCGATGATGACGCAGTGCCCGCTGGCATTATTGGCAAGATCCGCATCAAGGATGCCGATGGCGGGCATGCTGGCAGGGTTTCCAGACGCAGCGGCGGCGACGAGCGGGCGCGATTGCCCGACTGAGTAGCCTACGATATAGACAGGTGTGCCCTTTGTGAGCAGTCCGCCGGACTCGTTGCGGACATGGCTGTAGATGCTGCCAGCAAGGTTGCCATGGATATGTGGAGCGGTGAGCGTGCCCGTGACGCTGGCATCCGGTACTGTGAGCAATCCAGCGTCGTCAATCGTCCCGAGACTGTTCTGGATGAGTTTTCCAGTGGTGCCATCAAATCGCGTGATTGCGTTGTCTGTGCTGGCGGATGGGCTGGACACGTCGCCCTTGGCGGCCAGCGCCTGCGCGAGGTCGGTCTGGTCCGTCAGCGTTCCAGTGATGGCTCCCCACACGGCTGCGCCACCTGATTCCTCGGAGGAGGACGAACGGTACGGCCATGCCATGGTTCGGCCCTCCCGTTCTTCGATGATTTCGGATTGATCCAGTCGCGTGACGCGGGGTTGGGATTCAACAGCGTCGGCCTCGCGGGCCTGATCGCGGATTGCGGCCGCCATCTGCTCCATCTGCTGTCCGGCCTGCGGGTCGAGCCGGAGGCTGGGCGCGATGGCTGCGGCCAATCGGTAGGCGAAATACGAACAGAAGACGCTGTCCCAATCGGTCACGTCGGTGGCGTCGGCCACGTACCGGACTCGGCATTCTGCAGAGTTGGTCAAAATGCTGCGGCCCTCGACCGCGTAGTCGGTCAGGCGCGTGCCGCCGGGGCGCTGGTTGACGCTCAGAACGCGCAGGCAGTCTTCGGGGAGGGGGTAGGAATATCCCCAGTCAAAAGCGGGTGCCGCTTCCGCTGCCGTGAGGATGGCGCGGCGAATCGCAAAGTTCCAATCGTAGTCCCGCAAGCACAGCCGGCGCGTGTGGTCGAACGCTCTTCTGCAATGCTCCGCTGCCGGGGACCGCTCGGAGTAATCGGAGATTCTGGCCTGCCCAAGATGGGCCAGCGCCATGTTGCAGAGTTCGGTGGGCGTCGTCATGCGGGAAAAAAGGGCAGGGTGCCCCGCTGGTCAAACGGGACACCCTGCGGGCGGTCAGGCTTCGACGGTGCGGAAGGCAAGCTCGACGACGAACTTGGCTCCGGCGCTGGTCGTGGTGACGGTCGTGAACTGAATCCGGAGCGCGTCCGTGTCACCAAGGACGGCAGGCTCGCCAGTGTTGACGTTCGCAAACGCACCCACAACGGTGTTGGAGTGCGTCAGTGCGGCGCTGAGTTCGGTCACCGTGCCCGCTGCGTTCACGCGCTGAATGCGGGACACCAGTGAATACGTTCCGGAAATGTGCCGCACGCGGCTCAGTTCGGGAATGATCTGGTAGCCGCTTTCGGCAAGGAAGCGGCACAGTTCGTGCCACTCGTTGGCAACCTCGTTGCCGAGCAGCGTAATCTCGAACCGGGCGTGCTTGACCGGGGAGAACAGGCGCTGCCCCGGAATGACTACGAGGCGGCCGGGGTTGCGTTGGGCTGTGGAGATGTCGGAGAATCCGTTGGCCATGGTATTGAATGGTTACTGGTTGATGTTGTCAGGCTCAGACGGTTTCCGTGCAGGCAATCAGCTGGACGCCGGGGTCCAGCGCACGCATGGCACCGAATGCCATCTGGCTGAGGAACTGGATGGCGTTCCGCTTCATGGGCAGGCGGTCGATGGTGAGGCTCTGGATGATCGGGCTGACCTTGAAGGCGCGGCGGGTGAAGGCCACGCACGTCCGTGTGGTCGAGGCGGCCACGTAGGGGAGGCGGTTGCTCATGATGACATTGTATCCCATGAGCTTGGAGGGCGTCCCCATGCTGTCTGCCTTGAGCCAGTTCCCGATGATTTCGGCCCAGTAGTCGTTCGTGGCGTTGGCCACGTAAGCGGCCAGCTCGTACTTCTGCTTGGGAGAAATGGCGAGGTAGCACTCTTCCTGCGTCGGGTCGATCTCGGCCTTTTCCAGTCGGATGGTGGCCTCAAGGATCTTCCACGGCGTCAGTGGGTAATTGCCTGCGGTCTGGCCGGGGCCGACAAAGCTCACCGCAATCTGGCTGGTTGCTGGAAGCGGGATGGCCGTGGTGTACGGGTCAGCTCCGCCGACAGCGTCAGCAATGGCGGCAGCAATGAACACGTCGTCGAGTTGACGGTTAGCCGCAGCCTTCATGGTGCTGATGACATCGCCGTCAGGGATCGCCTGCCGTTCAAGCCACTGGTTGTCCCATTTGTCACGGATGACAGGGATGTCGAAGTTGCGCATGGAACCACGCCGAGCGCCGCCGGAAATCTCCTGCGGGTTGGTGTCGCCGAATCGCTGGCCAGTGGTTTCACGGGCAAGAACCACGTCGAGGTCCTGCCAGATGTAATCTTTGGCGGTCCAGTCGGCGGCAGTCATGCCGGCGTTGGCGAATTTTTGATTCTGCTGCTGGAGAACCATGTCCCAGCTTGTGGAGAACTGTCTCTTGAAATGAGCCGGGATGTCCAGGCTCGCGGAATAATCGGACATTGTATTGAGAAGTGGAGGTTGTTACCTCGCCGTTCTCGGTAGGCCGCAGTGTGCGGGCCGGAGGCTGCGGTGGTGTGTCCGGTAGGCCGCGGCGTGCGGGTCGGACGCAGGAAATCAGGGGCCTCGTGTGCGTATTGCAACGCAAAAAAAGAGACCCGGCGGGTGCTCAAATCCCACCGGGCCTCCCCCGTGCTTTCATCATGTCGTCGCTGACGTGGCGAGAATGCCATCTTCGCAGCGGTCGTCAAGAGTTTTGCGCAGTGTTCAAAGAAGGGGAAGACTGACCCTGTCCGGAGCCATCCTCCGGCTCTATGCCTGCACGGCGTCCAGTATGCGCAGCACCCGTCCGGTCAAGAAAGAACCCCGCCCTGTTTCCAAGGCGGGGCCGGCAGTGTTCACCAAGGTCGAACTCACAAACCGCTCCGGAGCCATCCTCCGGCTGCTATGCCTGCCAGATCATTCCGGCACCTGTTTCCACAGGGCGGTCACCTTGGCCGCAACAGCACGATGTCGCGGGTGCCCGCTGTCCTTGTAGGCTTGGTGTTCCGGGTTGTTCGGATTGGTCTGGATGTCGCGGGCCAAATCGGCTGGGCTGAGATTGGCAACGGACGGCGCTGGGATGTGTCCTGCGGGCCGCAGTTTGGTGGCGAGTGCAGCAAACGCATCGACCGCTGCCACGCCGATGAAGGCGTCGCTGGTGGGGTCGAAGGCTTCCGCTGGCAGATACTCGGCAGCGGCTTGGCGAGCTTCGGAGAGAATCGCGTTGGCGTTGTCTCCATGGCGCTTCCGCAGTTCCGCCTGGTCGGCTTCGATGAATCCCTGACGCATCTGCGCGGCCTGATCCTGCGCGGCCTTCTGTCGCTGCATATCGAAGGCGGCGAGGCGTTGCGCTTCGGCTGGAGTCAACCCAAGCTCATGCGCCACCGCGCGGAATTCGGCGGTGGCTGCTTTCCAGTCCGTTCCTTCTGGCAGACCTTCGGGGGCGGGGATGTCGTAGGCGTCCGGCGTCTCAGGTGCGCCGCGTACCTTCCGCAGTTCTGCCTGGAATGCCTGCTGCTCTTCGGGAGTGGCGTGTTCTCCGGGAAACTTCAGTCCTTTGGACCGGGCGGCCTGCATGTTGTCCCGATGGGATTTGAGCAGGGTTCCGAGGTCGGGATACTGTGCGGCCATGGCGCGGAAGTCCCCAAGGGATTCCGGCAGCTTACTGGTCCAATCCGGGGCGAACTTCCCGGAGTCGTCCGCGAAAAGGGCGGCGTGCCACGGCTGGGCTTGCGGCGGTTCCTGTGTTGGCGGTGCGGCTGGCGGTGGTGCTGCGGGCGGTGTGGTTGCTGGTGGTGCTTGTTCGCTCATTGGATGCGTGGTTCGTTAAGGAGGGCTTCGATGTTCCAGCCCGCTGCACGGAGCGTTGGCATGGCATCGGGATGGAAAATCTGCACCCACTTGATGAACGCGGGCGACTGCTCCCCGGCGAGCCAGTGGAACTGGACGCCTGCCTCACGGGCGAGGGCGAGCAATGCGCCGACGGTCCAGGCTTGGCGCTGTTCTTGCGTGGGCGCTTCTCCGGTTCCACCAACGGAGGCGACGGCGGCGGCTTCAACCTGCGGTTTCCGGCGGCGGCGTTTTGGAGGTGAGGGTTGGGTATCGGAGGGCGGCGTAGGTTCGGTCGTCTCGCTCATGGTGCGTGGCTGGGTCGATGGTTGTGCTGCGAATCAAGGCGGACACGATTTCTCTGCGCCCGATTTCTCGGGCCACGTCCTCCGGCGTCCGTCCTTCCGGGGGATACATTGGGTGGGCCACTGCCATCAGGCATTCAGCCAGATCGGTTCCGGCTTGGCCGGAGAGTGCGGAGCGTGCGGCGTCCCGGAATCTGTCGAGCAGCCCCACGCGGGCGAGTTGGTTTTCCAGCGGAGTCATATCATGCCAGCCTGCGCGGCTTGGGCCGCAAGCTCTGGCTGCTTGGCGGCGAGGTCAAGCATTTGCTGCTGCTGCGCCTGCTGGGCCTGCGCCTGTCGGATCGCGGCCACGGCGTCGGGGTCGTTGATCCAGTCGGCCGGCACGCCACGCCCACGGGCAATCTCGCGGAGTGCTTGGTCGAGGTTGAGGTTGTCGAGCAGGGACGGCTGCGCTTGGATGAGCGGACCCATTTCCCCGACAGTGGAGAGCAGGGCTTCGGAGTTGAGGGAGTCCACGGCAAACGCGAGGCGGCTGGTCTGCACCGTGTTCGGGAAAAGGATCTGCTGGCCGCTGGGCGTGTCTGCCACGGCATCCGGTGGCACCTCGCCGAACCTTCCGGAAATGACCAGCCTCATGAATACAGCCTCGAGGAGCGGGTTGAGGAATTCGGTGGTCAGCAGGGTGAATGCCGGACTGATCTGGCCAACCTGCTCCCGCTGGCGGGCGAGGATCTCGGTGGCGGTCATCTCCCGGTCGATGGGCGAGACGGCCTCGAAAAGTGTGGCATGGAAGGCGCGGCGGATGAATTGCTCCCTCCGCTCCAGCACGTCCATTCCGATCCGGTAATCGGCTCCGGAATCTGCCCAGGTCTGCGGCGCGTCCGCCATGTCCCGCACCTGGGTGACTCCGCCGGCGCTCAGATCGATGTGGCCAACGGCTCCCGTTTTGGCGATGATGCGCGGCTCCACGCCTAGCTGCATGCGGGCGTCGAGGAGGCGGTTGACCTTGTTCACGCCTTCGATGTCCGCGATGCTGATGATGGCTGGGCTGATTCCCCAGACGGAATCATCGTGCCAGCGGAGCCAGCGACTGACGAAGACGGGCATGGATTCAAAGCCGGATTCCGCCGTGATTTTCTTGGAAGCCTTGTGGATCTGGTAGCTGGCCACCGGGAGTCCGAATGGGCCACCGCGTGGGTTCCGGTCTGCCGGGGAGCGTGGGACGATGGCGTGGACGAATTCGTGCAGCGTGTTCCCCTTGTTGCTGCGAACTTCCTTCTGGCACTGGTCCGGCGCTTCTGGCCCAAACAGTTCAACCGCTTGGCGGCTGGTCAGTCTGTACTTCCGGAAGACTCGGTCGGCAATGCCGGCTGCGTTCTCGGAGAATCTGAATGATCCGGCGGGCCAAAGCTTGAAGTTGAGCGCGGCACCGTTCCGTCCCGGCTCGACCATCATGGCGGCGGTCCCGTAGGTGCATCGCTCAAGATGGAACTGGTGGGCGACGGTGTAGAAATTGGAGTTCCCGAGAATCCGGTGGGCCTTCTGGGAGGATTGGGCGAGCCATGACTTGAGGGCTTCCGAACCTTCCCGGCCTTCGGTCGGCTCCCACCGGAACCATGGAGTCTGTGATGGCGTCGTCCATCCAAGCAGGCCGGAAGTCAAAACCCGCAGGGAGTCCTGGGCAATGGCCGCATACTTGCGGATGGAAGGGGAAGGCGTGTTGCTGGCTGTTGAGAACGTGAGCCAGCGTTCCGGAAGGCAAAGCTCGGCACACTCACGCCAGATGTTTTCCCAACTGGTGGCGTCACCGTCCAGTTGCGCCAGTTCCTCAAGCAGTCTTTCGGCCAGCGTCATAGGATGGTTGGGCTTCCGAGCATGGAACCGCTCACGGACTGGGCGAACCCGTATCGGCGCCCGGCTGCTCGGCTCATCTCGCGGCGCTGGGCGGCGGCGTCAGAAGCGGAGCGGGTTGCCATCGGAGCCATCGGCTCCGGTGCGGGCGGGGCGAGTTGCTTCTGAGCCTTCAGCTGCTTCTCCATCAGTTTCATCTGCTGGCTGAATTGGCGCTGCGACTGCTTGCGGTTGGCCTCTGCCTCTTTCTGGGCGGCGTTGGAATTTCCGGATCTCATGGGCGTGCCGGAAAATTCTGCGGCCGTGCCGATGATACACAAGTGCGGATATTTCCGGTCTTGACGCCAGAAATGCCAGCAATTCCCCGAGGTCGCCAGCGGCTGCCCAGACGTACCAGAGCGCGGAACCGGGATGCGCCTGCCACGGGTCGGCCATCTGCTGCCAGTCCCGCACCGGGCGGGCCATGACGAATGCGGTGGCCGTGGAGAGGATCAACCCATGGGACAGGTGGGCGGCCATGGCGTCGGCAAATCCGACTCCCGGCGTGTTTTCGTGCATGGCCATGGCAATCTGCGCGGGCGTCATTGGAAACGGGTGACGCGGACGGGTCCGGCGGATGCCAGTGGCGCGGGGTCGTAGAGGTGCAGCCCATCGGCCATTGCCTGCGCTAGTTGTCTGGCGGCGTCGGCAGTGTGGCTGCAATGGTCATGCACCGGGATTTCCCGGCCACCCTCTACCTTCCTCCGGTAATTCTCAAGGCAGCCCAGCCCGGACGGAAGGTCTGCGCCAGTCTCGGAAATGCGCGGCGCGTCGGTGCGCTTGTCGAAGTAGGAACGCGAGAGAACCTTCCGGAGTTCCCCGATACCCAGCCAGATGTTGCTGACCCTTGGCACCGTGCGGATGCTGATGTCGGGAATGCCGGCGGCCACCAGTTGGCTGCGGTAGGACAGACCGGACCCTCTGTCTCTGGTGTCCACGTCGTGCGGGAACAGGTTGAGCGCGATGGGTCGGCCCATCTCCTGCGACCATGCGCGGATCTGGTCGGCGGTCTGCGCGGCTCCGGTCCCGGTCTGCTCGTAGTGTCGGAGCCACAGAATCTGGTTGGGCATGACCTGCACAAGCCAGGCGGCGGCGGCGTCGGCAATCCCAATGTCCCAGACCGTCAGCAGCGGCACGCCCGGTTCCGGGTCCAGCTGCATGACTCGGCCCTTGGCGCGGGCCTGTGTGATCTGTGGGTAAATCTGTCCGGCCACCACGCTGCGGATGCACTCGTCCGGCGTCGATGGGAACTGGGTGAACATGTCCGGCCCCTGCACGCGGGCGCGGGCAACGTACCATGCTTGTTGGGCGCGGGTCAGCTGGATGCCATGCTCAGTACCAAGCTGCTCGAAGTAGGCGGCCTGCTCCGCCGGGGCGACCCACGTCGGTCCCGATTCAAGCACGTAGTCCGGATGCTGCCACCATGCGAAGAACCAAAACTGCCAGTCTTCGGCGGTGAGCGGCTGGCCGTGGGTAGACAGGGCGTCCTTGAACAGGGCATAGGCCTCGCCGTAGGTTCCGCCTTCCATCGTGGTTTCGATGTCGATGCGGCCTCCGGTCGGCACGGCGTTCAGCGATTGGCGGCGAATCCGCGCAGCCTTCTGTGGGTTCTCCACTGACAACGGGCCAGCCTCTGACCAATGCAGCCGCTGAGGGGTGCCACCCACAAAGCTCACTCCCGCCTCCTGCTTGCTTCCGTTGCTCCACTCCAAGGTGGAAGCATTCTGTTTCAGCAGCGGGTTGGCCTTGTGGATCCAGCGCCATAGGGTGCCGATCTCCCGGCGCGGGTGCTGCGGGCCTGCGGTCCACGCCGTGCTGGCGATGTCGATCTTTCCCTCGGCGTGTACCTGGGTGAGGTCGATGTGAGCCGCGTGGATTCCTCCCGGCGTCCAGATACAGGCGTCGAGGTTGTCGATGACGATGGCGGTGGAAATGCCCAGCTTCCGGGCCTTCGGCACGAAGTTCCGGTTATGGCGGGTCGTGAGGAATCGCCACTGCTCGGGGCGCGGCACGAACGGAACCAGCTGCCCGGAGGCGTCCCGGATCTGGTACAGGTTAGCCAGCCTCCATTCCCGGCTCTGGAGGCGGCTGGCAAATTCCCGCTCGGCTGGTGTCATGTGTTCGATGTTACTCTACAATCAACGACCCAGACCCATGGGTTTTCGTGCAGCGGCGACTGGCTCCACTGGGTTGCAAACCATACCCGCGGGTCCGGTCCTTTCTGCATGTTAGGAAACGGGCACCCTTCCGCCATGGCGTCGCCTCTGGTTATGTCCCGCAACCGCTCAACGCGGACGCTTTGGTTTTCCAACCAGATGCGGGAGTGCTTGCGCGGCATCTGTGTTGAGGATGTCCAACGCACTTCCCTTTGCGGATCGCCGGGAACGATGCTGGTCCATCGGTGTCCGCTTTTGTCCTTAGCATCAGCCCGATAGACTGGTTCGCCGTATTGAGTCAGCGCAAACGTCTCCCGTACCCACATGCGGTCTCCCGGTTGTCCGTAGGGGCAGGTCCACCGACCGCACGCCCCGGCAGGGTATGAAAACGTGCCGAATGAATCGAGCTTCGGCGGACCATCATAGCTCCGACAGTCTGGCTGCGGCTTAATGAGCCTCCTGAACTGCGTTTTGCGACCGTCGAGGATGGCGCGGACTTTTGCTGCCGTGAATGTGATGGGGTATTCTTTCATGTCGGCTGTGAATGTGATGGGGTATTCTTTCATGTCGGCTGATACGTTCCTTTGACCACGGCGAAGACCACCATTTCCGCGGCGTGCAGTGACGGGCCTTCGGTCTGCGCCTTGTCCCACCCGTTCATCCGCATGAGGTGGCCGGCGGCTGCCAGCTTGTCCGGCATCTCCACCCGCTTCACTGCGCCGCTCTCGTGATACTCGACCCGGTGCGCGATGCGGTGTTCCGGCGTCACCTCGGCAATCGGCGTGCGGATGATCTGCGCGAAGAAGCTCTGGAGTTCGTCCCGGCTGATCTCGCTCCGGGATGCCTGCTTTTCCTTGAGCCAATGCACGCGGGCCGCCACCTCGGGGCGTTGGAGAATCAGCTTGGCGCTTCGACGGTGGTGCGGTTCGAGCGTGTGGTCGTTGGCCACCTCGCGGTAAACCTCGGCCTCGCTCACCTCCGGGTTGCTCAGGAGGTGCTGGACGAACGCTTCCGAGAATCGGTCCTGCAACGGATGCTCCGGACCAAGAAGGAGTTTCGGGGCGACCTTACGTTTTACGGAGGGCATAGTCTGTGGTTTCGCATTCGAGGATCACGGAACCGCCGCGGTGCATGCGGCTGCTGATCCGGGTGTCGGCCTGATCCCACTCGGAGGTGGGCAGGTTGGTGGTGATGATTGTCCACCGTCCCAGCCGGGTGTTCAACAGATTGTAAAACAGCCCGATGGTGGAGGCTGTCCGGTGTTCGGCTCCGGCGTCGTCGATGACCAGCACCTCAGCCTCGCGGGCAATGTCGATGCGCCGGCGGATGTCCTCGTGCGCCTGCCAGCGGGTGGCGGTGTCCGGCCAGTTGAGGAATTTGGTGGGCGTGGTGCTGCGGAGGTGTGGCCGCACGGCGTCCAGGATCATGCTGGCCAGTAAGGTCTTCCCGGTTCCGTTCCCGGCTCCGGCGCGTCCATACAGGGTGAGCCAGATTGGCGGATGGCGGTGGATGATGGCGGCTGCGTACCGTTCCCCCCACTTCCGCATTTTGCGGAGGACCGGGTCGTCGAACGTCTGGAACCCGTCAAAAGTCGGTGGGGAGGAAGTCCCCGTCGAGGGCGGCCGGGTTTGCTCTGGGCGTTGCCGCCACGTTTCTTGTAGGCTGGCGATTCGCTGGGCGATGGTTTGCATGGGTTTCCAGTTTGTGGAGGTTCAAGCCCTGCCAGTTTCCGTCAATTGCTGCGGTGATGCGGTCCGCTACGATCTGCGGGCCGTGGGATTTTGTGAAGGTCTCCACAGCGTTCGCGGAGAGGCGGGCGGCCTGTGCGGTCCATGGAAGCCGCAGGCGGGAAGCGGGGTTTGATGCGCGAGTCTGACGGTAGGTCTGCCACTCCTTCCACGCGGCCAGCACCTGCGGGCCTACGGATTCCGGCGGGCTGATGGTGCAGGCTTCCGGCTCCGGGCCATAGGTTGTGCGCTTCGGTTTGGGAACCTGCTCCTCGACGGGAGGCGGTTCCGGCGGCGGCACGGAGCGGCGCAGTCTCCATGCGGCTGTCCGCTCGGCGCTGGTCCCCTTGCCGGGCCGCATCTCCACCGTCCCGTCCGGAGCAACGCGGACGGTGTAGCGGTGGGTGGCGGCGGCTTCCATGAGCCGGATGAGTTCCTCGGGGGTCATGGCATCAGCAGTTCCGCCTGTGAAATCCACCCGCCGTTGCCATCCGCGATCCGGTTTCCGTCCGGGCTGGCGTAGGCTTTGGGGCCGGGTTTCAGTCCATGGCTGCGGACGGCACGGATGGCGTCGGCCTTGGTGCTGGCCATGGCGTAGCAGGAGATTCCGTTTCCGTTCAAGGAGACTCCCCAGCGGCGGAATCCGCGGGGCCAGTGCGAGGATGTCATGGCTGCCCTCCTCCGCTCAATTCCTCAAGCTCCAGTACCCGGTATGCCAGAAGGTCGACAAGGCTGTCTTCGTGGTTGGGCGTGGCTTCCAAGCGGGCCAGCTTCACGCATTGCATGAAGCACCAGACCTGCTCCTTGGTCAGTATGATTCCTGCGTGCTGCGCGAATAGTTGGGCAATCCGGGCCGCGCTGCGTTCCCGCTTCGCTCCGGTCCCGCTGGTGTCGTATTCGGTGCCGCTCCGTTTGATGGCGTGCAGCGCCCTGGTGAGTATTTCTTCGGCTGTCATTTGATTCGGTAGTGGTTGGT